GCTTACCAGTATGGGAATCTCCACTATGGCTTTTAATCTCAACGGATTCAACTTTAACCAGTCCGTCGTAGCGTCTAGTGGTAGGGTTGTCCCTACTTGGGCAGATGTATTAAACCGTGCTAACCTAGGTATGGAAGTAATGCATGAGCGTAATGCTCACAATTTCCCGTTAGATCTTGCAGCTACGGAGGTAGCATTAAATGCCTAAAAAAATTGTAAACGGTAAGGTAGTAAAATTACCTTACGGTAAAAAGAAAAAATAATCAACGTCCGTTCATCCCTTTCAATCAGGGACGCATGACACCCAAGCATGGAACGGGGCTTGGTATATGGATTTTACGCATGACAGTAACTTACGTATATCGTGGCGTTGAGTACACCAAAACTACAAAGTAAATTGATGGCTCATCAAACAGCAGGGATGACAGCTTATGTCACTTCCCTCTCACCAGAACCTGAATCTCATCACAACAAACCTGATGAGCATGAGGAAAAGAAAGAGAAATTCGATGAAGATATCTCTTTAGAAGAAGCTCTATCTACCTTGTGAAAAGGTTCAACGAACTATGGATAGTAGTCTTCGGGTTACTATCCTTTTTCATTATGGTAGAGTCAATGCACTTGAACTACCATAGGTCAGAGACACCTCAGTGTCGGATCTCTGACTAATTGGCTTCTGGCCCTACCAAGGTAGGATACCCTTTAGCCGTCTAGACGGTGGGATAGACCACAACAATGATCAAACAATTTGCATGCAAGAAAGTCAATATAAACTATAACCATATAAATGGCACATCAAAATAGTTCGCTACTCACCTCGCTTACCGCGCCAGGTGCAGATAATGCGACAAGGGCTGGTTCTACCTTTACAACAACAGAACGCAGAGCACTCTTCCTCAAGCTATTTAGTGGAGAGATGTTCACAGGTTTCCAACGCAATACAATTGCAAGGGATCTAGTCACAAAGAGAACTCTTAAGAACGGTAAGAGTTTACAGTTTATCTATACAGGTCGTACCAATAGTGAGTACCATACTCCAGGTCAGTCCATCTTAGGTAACAGTGACAATGCACCTCCAGTAGCTGAGAAGACCATCACAGTTGATGACTTACTTATCAGTTCAGCATTCGTATATGAGCTAGATGAGACTCTTGCTCACTACGATTTAAGAGGAGAGATATCCAGAAAGATTGGTTATGCTCTAGCAGAAAATTATGACAGAAGAATCTTCCGTGCAATTACAAAAGCTGCACGTAAGGCAAGTCCAATCACTAAGACTGGTTATGTAGAACCAGGTGGAACTCAGATTCAAGTTGGTTCAGCAACAAACTCTGGTGCTGAAGCTTATGATCCTGATAAACTAGTCACTGCATTCTATGATGCTGCAGCTGCACTAGATGAGAAGGGAGTTTCAACTGAGGGACGGGTAGCCGTACTAAACCCACGTCAATACTATGCATTGATCAAAGGCTTAGATGGATCAGGTATTGGTGCGTATCTTGTAAACCGTGACGAGCAAGGAGATGCCCTACAATCAGGTAGAGGTGTATTTGAGATTGCTGGTATCAAGATCTACAAGTCAATGAACATTCCATTCTTTGGTAAGTTCGGTACTAAGTATGGTACTGCATCTGCAACAGCTCCTGGCACAACTGATCCTGGTAACACAGGCTCATTCGTCGGTGAAGCTATGGGTGATCAGCACAATGACACTGTAAACGACTACGGACAGGAAGCTAAGTTTAACAATTCTTGTGGACTTATATTCCAGAAAGAAGCTGCTGGTGTTGTTGAAGCTATCGGACCTCAAGTACAAGTTACTAGTGGGGATGTTAGTGTGATTTACCAGGGTGACGTGATTCTCGGTCGTCTCGCAATGGGAGCAGACTATCTAAACCCAGCCGCTGCTGTTGAGTTGTTCTGTGGAACAGCTACAAAGCCTGGCACATTCGGTTAATATATACACATGGGGAGTCTTCGGACTCCTCTTTTTTTTTTATTCAAATAACTTATGGCTTCCACGACAATTGATACCGAGACCGAACTCTCCGCTGTAAATGCAATCTTGGGAGCTATCGGTCAAGCACCAATAACAAGTATAGATACTGCTAATAATCCTGAAGTAGGTTTTTTATATAACATATTAAGAGACTGTAATGTAGATGTACAGAATGAAGGCTGGCATTTTAATACAGAAAGACATGTTAAATATACACCAGACTCTAGTACTAATAAGATAGCTATC